CGTGTCTTCAGACCGGGGGCTTTAATCTTTCTGACGGCTACTTTCAAAATTCTGACCATGTCACTTGAGTGCGTAAAGGCAAACAAGAAGTCAAACCCCATTGCCCTTGCCGATTTCAGGAACTCGCCCATGTTCTCAACAAAGTTGGCCGGGGTGTCACCGTTGAATGTACGTACAAACCCTATCCTGCCCTTCAACGCAGCGATGGTGAACAACGTATTTCCCGCACGAATTCGAACCAAACCCTTGTTGCTGTACTCTTGCAGGAAGTAAGAGTAGGCCATCCGTTCAGGCGTAACCTTAGCCTTCTTGGCTGCTGGCACTAATTTTTCTTGTGTTTCTTTGTCCTCATGCGCCGCCGCAATGAAGATGTCATTGGGCGAAAGCATATGTTCTTTGGAATCAACGAGGCGAACGGTCATTGAATGTCTCTAGTCGGTTGTTGACGTTTCGGGGTTCACTGCACCTACCAAAGCCTGCGCCCAACCCATCCAGTCATCAAAATACTCTGTGCGGGGAATCGCTTCGTTAGTGAATACGTCGATGGCACTTAACCCATCACCCCACTGCTTCCAGTCAGTCCGTTCCGTTGGAATCTCTAGCTGTTGCGCGGCATAGAGTTCGCACATGAGCGAAGCCCAAGACTCAAACGTATGATACCGGGGATCGTAAATGACGGCGGGGTTAAGAGCCATAGCCTCTCACATCACCAAAGTCTGCGCTCAGAAGGATTTTGCCCAGTTGGTAGTTACCACCGGCAACGTCAGACACAAAGATCAACCGCAACTCACGGCGTTGCTCTTTCATGTCAATCTTGCCTATGTTCTTGTCAAACGTGTAGGCTTGGCTAACCTTGTCTTCTCCTTGCGCGAACGGTCGCCCGGTAATGTATAGCCGCATTTCGCCTTCCATAACGAAGTCAGGCTCTACCCGTTCCAAGCGAAGCCACTTGTTCACGCCTTCAGGCGCGGCCTGCGCTGGGCCTCCACCAACAAGCCCAAGGTCGCTGGTTTCAAAATAGCTTTCAATTGCCCTGACGTTTTGGCCGACTACATCATCGGTTCCAATTTCATGTTGGTACACAGAAATCAATCCGGCCCTTGTGGAGAACGTAAGCAACGAAGACGCAGACCCGGTTGCGGCTATCGTCATCAGAATTGCCTGAGCGTAGATTGCCGTTACGGGAATTGCAAAGCCAGACCCAGTCCCACCAATTGACGCAGCAGTCGCACTCAAAACGTCACCGACTTGATAGCCTTGACCACGCGATGTAAGCGTGACGGCGGTTACTGCGCCCCCAGAAACTACAATTGTGGCCTTTGCGGCGCCGCCTAAGCCACCGGTCAGCGATACGCCAGTGTAAGTCGCGTTCGTGTACAAAGACCCGCCAGTAATCGCCCCAAGCGTCTTTATGTTGCTGGTTGATATGCCAGAAACAAGGGTTCCAGCCGTAATGTTTGCGCCTGAAATTTCTTGGTTGATTTCAACAGCAGTGCTGTACGTGTCTGCGTACAAGAACTGGCTTCCAGACACCGTTGTATAGGTATCGGTAAAAACAATTGAACTAGTTGATGTTTCCCAATTTGCTTCTATTGGGTACGCAAACACTTGCGAAAAGTACCCGGCAGAACGACGAGCGCCAAGAGCTTCACCAGCGTCATACCAAGTGTTTTCGCGCACGTTGTAAATGATGGCGTCAGTACACTCCGTTGCATCCCCTTTGGGATAGAACCACCAAACCTCGCCAAACCGTGGAACCTTGCAAGCCCAAACCTTCTGCCGCTGGTTGTAGTTCAGGTTGTCAAAGAAGTAATTCTGGTTAAAAGTGTTTGGAATTTCCTTGACCACGCCGTTGTAAAGTAGGAATCTGTCAACCCCAATCCAGTAGTAGACCCCATCGTACTCAATCGCGCATTGGCTTGAAAGGATGGATGACTGACTGCTGATGATGTCATACCGCCAGTATTGGGGAGGCGTTCCAGAACCACCAACGTATGAAACACGGATTAGGCTGTCAAGGCTCCAGAACAGCCCGGAAGGCGAGTTTGAACCTCCCCTGACGGGTAGCCCTTGCACAATCTTTCCAGAGGCTACGTTGGTCGCATTGGCGTCTGGTGAAACCCAATCTTGTGCGTTGCCTGCCGAGCAGTTTTGAATCAATCCGTCATTGCCGTATACAAAAACGTAAGGATGCAAAACAACAACTCCGCCAGAGACCGATATGTTGTTGTTGAACGTAATAGTTGTTGCGGCAGATGTTCCTGTAGCTGCATTGGAAAGTTGTACGTTTTGAAATTGACCAAGCGTAAAAACAAGACCGTCTGTTGTACCGGCGGTGGTAACAATACCAACGCCCCCGGAAGTTGTCGACAATGCAAACGTTGTTGTGTAATTGGTAGCAATGATGTAATAGGTAGTCCCGGTCACAACGCCGGTCGAAGTCCCAGTCAAAGTTCCAGCCACTTTTACGGTTTGCCCAATAAAAAGACCGTTTGTTGCGGTGCAACTCATCTGTCCAGCAACGCCAGTTACTGCCACTGAGCCAAGGTTTGGCGCAATGAGAGTTGTAGCTACAACCGTAGTGTTTGCTGGAATATTAGACCCTGTAACTGTTTGGCCTGCTCCAGTAAGAACGGCCACAGTTGGTGAGTAAATATTGACGGTGCTGTTCAACACAAAGGATTGAGTGAACGTACCGATTTGAGACATTGACGTACCGGTGATGCTGCCACTCAAAACTGGTGTGTTGACTGTGCTACTGATAGATGTCAAGTTTTGGCATGGAGCAGCCAGAAGTGTTTGCACGCCCGCCCCGGTGACGTCATAGAAACCGTCAAGTTGCCACAAGTTGTTTGGCGAAGCCGTAAAGTTGGTTAGAGTGAAATTGTTTACCCCAGCGCCAACGCCGTTTGAGTCAAGAGCAAGAACTTGCAACCCGTTGTTGTAGCCACTAAAAACGGACGTAATTGCGTTCTGGGTGTTCACCCAAATGCCGCGAGAAGGCCCATTCAGTTGGCCCGAAATAACCCGATAACCACCCATTTTTCTAGGGCGACCACGTTGGAACCTGACCCACCGGCCATCGTTGTAGAACTGCTTGTCCAGCACCGTTCCATCCCGCTGAATCCCCGGTTGGGTGTCAAGGGTAAAGACTTTGGAAGTCATTAGAACCCCCCGCCAAAAACTCCTGCTGTGAAGTTTCCAGTTCCCGTAACAGCAAGCCCAGTAGCTGTAACGTCAACCCTTTGAGTTCCAAGAATAGAAATTGCAAATTCACCAGTTCCCGGCCTGTAAATGCCCGTTGTAACTTCTGAAGCAAAGTTCAATGCCGGTGCACCAACTGCACCATTTGCCAAAGAAACGGTTGTAGCCCCCGCTGCAATTGACGAAGCATTTAACAAATTCAACGAATCGCAAACCAAAATTACTTGTTGTGCTGCGGGGACTGTAGCCGTAGCTCCGCCAGAATTTGTGGTGAATGTTATTGTGTAACCAGCACCCGTGCCGTTGGTTTGATTGGTGATGTAGTACACCTGAATCGTTGGCGGAAGGATGATCGTCACATTACCGGACAGAGTCCCGGTAAATTTTTGGATGACGTTGGCCGCTTCAGATGACGTTAGGGTGTAACTTCCTGTTGTTACGGCATAAGTCAACTGCGTAAAATTGAATTGACTAATTTGACCAAGGCCAACTGTATAAAACGCTGTCCCTGAGCAAGCAATGATGCAAGAGTCAGATGGCTGCAAGGAAATTGTCGATGCGCCGTTGATCAACCCGCTGGCCGGGGCAACAATCAATGTCCCCGTACCGCCGTTGCGGATCAACATATACCAATCATTGCCAAGCGTAGCCGGTGCCGTCAACGTAAGGGTTCCAGCGCCGCCAGTCCAAACCTGAGCAGAAGCCCTATTGGCAGCAACTGCGGTAAATGACGAACTAAAAGTCGCCACCGAATACGCGCCATTCAACGTGTTGGCAATTGCTCGTAAGCCGTATCCAGCCAGCGTAGCAGCGTCCACGTTCGATGTACCAACACCAAATGCAATGACACCCCAAGTACCGGCTGTTGTTGCGTTGGCGGTCAGGTAGATGTACTGGACAGTTCCCGCAGCAACCGTCACGATTGGTGCAGCACCAAGGTAGTTCTTGACCGTGATGCTGTATGACCCCGTGTTGCGGATCAAGGCATCCTGACCGACCGAGGTCTGGTTGGCCGGAGGCATTAGCAGTGAATACGCACCAGTCACCGAGGTGGACGTAACGTCCATGATCCGGGCAGCAGCGTCATCCAAAGCACTGCCGTTAAGGGGCCAAGTAAGCTGGTTGTCAGAATTGAGTGTTATTGATCGGTAAGAGACATCCGTTGGCTGGATGACTTGACCGGTAAACGGGCTATTGAAGCTCATGAATCCCTCACAATCGCTTGACGGTCAGCCACTCGCGTGACATCTTCTGTCTGCAAGGCGCTGATGATTTGCTGGTATTGAGCCTGCCACATAGGCATACGCTCATCATTTTTAAGGAACGGCATTGCCTGAAGCAGCGTACCGTAAAGGAGCGCCTGCGGGGCGTATTCCGTAAACCAGTTTGACTGATTGGACGAATCCAAAGGTTGAACACGCTCGTAATACAGGGTCTCAAAAGAATAGGCCGCTGCCGGTGTTGGAGCCACAAGCCAGTGCGTATAGTCGTAATCACAGTAGAACTTGGGTACATCAGTCAAAGTTGACTGCGGCCAATATTCACGTAGGTATTCGTACTTACGAAGTAGGACAGGGAAGCGCTCACCTGCCACCGTGACGTTCATTGAGACCGTCTTGCGCCACCGTGCTGGCTTGGCAATAACTGGTTCGCCAATCACCATCGTGCTTTCAACTACAACAAGGTTACCAAGGAACTTGATGTCAGCCGCAATGACCTGTTCCGCCAGCATAATGAACTGGGGAATCTTGATGAGGGTTGCCTCGTCGGTACGCTCTAGGTAGGTCGAAATGTCATCGACCAGACTGTCATACGTCATTACTGCTGCTGAAGTCACGGTGATGCCTTTGTGGTTTTGAGCATTTTAGGTCTCATTGGGGGTAAAGACAACTTCAGGCGAACAGTCTGGTTCCCGCCTTGTCAATTATCAGTGCCTGCCTTCGCGGCAAAATCTCCGGATGGCTCGGAACGCTTATATGCGTCCATGAGTCAAATTCCCTGATGATCTGGTCATAGGGTAGCCCGGAAGCAATTAAAGCCCGTACAACCGCATCTGGAGGCATTCCCGGCACCCTGATGTCCGCAGCGCACCCTAGTCGGTGCTGGCTGGTGTCCTTTGACCCAACAGAGTCATTGACTTGCTTTGACCTGAACCCGCTGTTGATCATGATCGGCTTGCCACCAAGCGCCACCTTGACTTGCTCCAAAAACGCCGCCAGCCGGGTCAGATTTGCCAATTCTGCTTCGTTTGGGGTATTGTCGAACTGGCGATGATTTGTCACCGTTAGCTCTTCAAGCGTGAAGTGTTCAGTCAACTTCATTCGTTGCTACCAATTTTGATGCCAGTGATCAACCCAATAAACCCCCCAACGATGGTCTGGAAAGCTGGCCCAACAATTTCAAAGAGTTTGTTGTTATCAACTTTTTCGTCAAAGAACCCAAGCACAAACACACCGACCATTGCCATCACCGTAGCCGCCAATGTGCAACACGCAATCAACGTCACCCAATTGGATAGGCTTTCCTTGCTCATTTTGCTGCAACACCGTTGATCTTCTCCAATGTTCTTAGGCCACCAAGCCCAAGCATTCCAAGAAGAACCGGCATCATTTCAGTCAGGTTTGCAGGAGCAAGGTCAACCGGGTAGCCAAAACTAGTTATTGCCAATTTTGCAATAGGCAGACCAATCCAGTTCCACGCACAAGCCGTCCCACAGACCCAGCCAATGAATGGCCTCCATCCGGAGACAAAAACAGACGGATTCGCGGCTTCGACCTTGTTGATGTCAAGCTGCCCCTGCACAACCATGACCGCCGCAGCAAGTTGCTGTTTTTCCTCTTCGGACTTATCGGGCCAGATTTTGTTGATAACCGTACCGGCAAGGCCCGTAACAGCACCAAGTCCGGTAATGTCCATTACTTGTCAGCCTTGTTGTCTAGCTTGTTGAAAATCTGCTTGCAAATTTCTTTAATTTCGTCGATGTCACGCCGGTAGTCTTCTTTGGCAACGTAGTCATGTGGCATAGCCCGAACGTCCGAGTCCAAGCGTTCAATGGCGCGGGTGATGTTGTTCAAAATCCATCCCCCTAAGAATGCAGCAAGGGCAACAACTGCGTTGAAAATCTGTTGCATTTCCATGCTATTGCCAGAAGAAGAAGTTAGTGGAATTGCCAGTGCTTGGGGTGTAGCTAATGAAGATCATGCCAGTGCCACCAACGCCACCAACGCCATTGCCAGTTGATGTATTTGAACCACCGCCGCTTCCCCCCGCACCATAACCCAAAGCATTACGCCCAGCACCACTAATAGCGGCACCTCCACCAGAACCGCCACCGCCACCGGCAGTGTTGGAAATATCAACGCCGGTGCCACCATTTGCACCGTTTGCGGCAGTACCACCACCGCCTCCACCACCCAATAAACCAGCCGTGCTTGCAGCGCCGCCACCCGTGCTAAGTGAATTATTGCCACCTGTACCACCGGCACTTGTGGACGCATTACCTCCAGCCGTTCCACCCCCATTACCACCGCCGCCACCGCCATTGCCTTGGGCTGCTGCATTAGTAAAACCAATGCCGCCAGCGCCGCCCGTTCCGTTAGGGCCAGCAGATCCACCGCCACCGCCCCCCGCAACTGCCGAACCAGAGGTGGTTGTAGTTGATCCAGTCCCTCCAGCCCCACCCGTTTGTGAACCAGTGCCACCAGCGCCGCCTACAGACGATGGAGTTGCAGTAGTAGAACCTCCAGTACCCCCGATTGCCGTTGAGGCTCCGGAGTTCCAAGAAGTTGTTCCGCCTGTTCCGCCTGTGCCGCCGTTTGTAGTTCCTGCTGTTCCCCCTGCGCCAATTGCATAAGTAATTGCGCCTGACAGTGTCTGGTTGGTTAGGCCGGTGTAGCCACCGCCACCACCGCCACCGCCCCCTGCTTTGTTTGTTGCCGACCCCGACCTACCGCCGCCACCGCCGCCACCAGCGCCAAAGATGTAGATATTGTTGCTGGAATTGTTCCAATTAGCAGGAGTTGTCCAGCTTGTTCCGGACGCAAGTAGATACGCCGTCAGTGTTGAGGCGGCAAACAACATCCCACTGTTGTTACCATTGTTTGTGGAATTAACACCAGAGTACCATTTATAAGGGGCTGAACCATCTGTTGCAAATGGGGTAAAGTTAATATCAGTTACATTTAAGTAATCTGTTGTTGTAACCGTCCCGCCACCTGAAAGGGCAATAGTTGCCGTAGAAAACGCTGTGGAAGCAGACAGCGTTAAAACATTACCAACAGCACCAGCGGCTGTAAATCCAGCTACAGTTGTTGTTACTCCACTATCAAGCCTAATTGACGTTGCGCCAGTTGCCGCATATGTATTGGTTATATCCAAAAAAGTAGCCGAGCTACTAAACCGTAGTTGCCCAGAACCTCCTTGATTTACAACAGCGTTAATAGTGGAAGTATTTCCGTTAATAATATGAACAGTAGTCGCAGTTCCAGTAATAGTACCTGTTCCTGTACCCGCTGTAGTGGTAAAACCCGTTGGCGCAGCATTGTTAAATATAACGCTATTAGACCCGCCAGCAAGAGCTAGTGTGCCGCCATTAAATGTAAGGTCTTTAGTACCCGCAGCAGTTGCAAATGTACTTGACCCACCCGATAGCGTTAGTGTTTTACCGTTAAGGTCTAACGTACCATTGGTAAGGGTTACAGCGCCCGCTGCACTTCTAGATACGGTAACTGCCGTACTAAGCGACCAACCTCCACCTACTCCGTCAAAGGTAAAACCACCGCTGATAGTTACGCCATTTGTTGCTATTGTTTTGCCTGTTGTTGTGGCGTTAAACGTAATAATTGCGGTTGTAGTCCATACGGTTGCAGCCACTAAAGACATTGAACCACTAATGGCAAATGTTGGGCTAGTGCCATTAGCAAACGTCACCGTACCGGCTGAGACGGTAAGGTCTAGGCAAGTCAAAGCGCCGGTACAAGTTACGGTGTAGGTTGGCGCTGAGTCGAAGAACACAGAGTCAGAGGCGGTCGGCACAGATGCACCAACAGTCCCAGCAGTCATTGTTTGCGATCCGTAAGTGCCACCAACAGAAACTACCCAGTTATTACCTGACCCGCTTACGATTGTCCCAAGGCTAACAAACGTGCTTGAGTACACCGTCATGCCAGCGACCAAAGCTGGTGAGCCTGTAGTGGTCAGTGCTGTGGCAGTGCAAGAGGCCGTAAACGACAGGCCACTTGCTGTAGACCAGTTGGTTGTAGAGCTAGTGTTCCA